GCAGTACCTCAGGCAATGTGTGACGGGACCTGTAAGAATTGAAAAGATTCTTACGAATATGCTAACCCCATGTTCTAACTTATCAATGATGAAATGAAAAGAGTTTAGTTGAGGGTCAACTGACTGAGCTATTCTCGCTCTCGCAAGGAGCTGGTTTCAACGCAAAAGGATTTGATGAGGTAAGGTAAGCTACAGGAAGTAAAATAGTTCGAGATTTAGCAGTCAAGGGCGACTTCCATTTATATCTGCTATGGTGGATATAAGAAATGTAAGTACAATGCGACGGAAAGCATTGAAGGCGGGTAGCATTCTTGCATTCAAAAGGTGTGAGAACTACAACAATAGTCTGTCTTCTGTCAAACTCAACTTAGCGTGGGTTGGAATCCCACCCGGTGTGCCAATTTATCTTTTAGAGATAGTTCGCACCTATCTCATTATATACACCGGTAGCTCAGTGCTAGAGCGGCTGTGATAGGAAAACAGTGTCATGAGTAAAAACCTATTGTTGGAAACAAAGAAAAGTGTCTTAAGCCCACAGTGGTAAGCAATGTGGGATACATGGTGTCACAAGCATTATGTATTTGATTGAAACGAATCTATAGAGGCGTAGCAACTTCGAACAGCCCGCAAGGTTGATAGTGGAGTGATAATCGAGTAATTGTTTCCGTAAAGGCGAACGCAAGCCTGGAGCCCTTGTGCTGGGGTGACGAATTGCAGGCATGAGCGGTACTTCCCAAAAGGAAGTGGAAATGTGACTAAAAAATAAGGTCATTAAGCCGTAGCAACTGTAAGGTGTATTCTCAGCCTTTTATTTATCTTACTATTTAATACTAATTGTTCCGAAAGGCGCTCTAAGGCAGGGATGAAATGCCCCTGTCAATTAGTATTTTTATGCTTCCTTCCTCTAGCGGTCAAGGAGTTCCGGTTCTCAGCCGGGCAACAAGAGTTCGAATCTCTTAGGAAGTACCAATAATTTAAATTTCAAAATAAATATCGTATAATATAATATATAAATTTATTAGGAGATACTTAGGATGACACAGTTTCAGTTTGATTTGATTTGTAAGGTTATTGAGGGTGGCGCACCTGCTCTTGCGAATGAGCTTTGCGGTGCTTTAGATAGTCTTGTTCAGTCTTATAATGAAATCGTAAAAGAAAATGCTGATCTCAAAATTCAGCTTGAGGCTATAAACGCTTCTTCTGAAGCAGCAGAAGCTACCGACTAAATTACAGTAAATAATTTTAGAGCTTGTACTTATTTCTTTGAAATATAATTGATATTTAATACAAACAGTCAAGCCAAGTTATTTGCTAAATTTAATATAGAGCTCGCGCTTATTTCTACTAACAAAAAGACTTCGGCCGGGTATGTGGACTTCCGTCCTGGAAGTTTGCAGGTAACCTGGCATACATATTATAGTCGAGCCAATTTTTAATGAGAGCCTATGCTTATTTCTCACATTATTTAGGATAATAGAAAGTATGGATAGCTAGGCCTTTATATTGCGGGTGGGCCGGTGCCCAGGCGAGTCTCATAAACTTGCTTTGACGGTCGTTCGACTCCCGTACCCGCGTCCAATTTAATGTGCTGGCGTGGCGCAACTGGCAGCGCAACTGACTTGTAATCAGTAGGTTGCAGGTTCGATTCCTGTCGCCAGCTCCATGATCATACTCGGGATACCTAAGGGTACTCGAGTTTTATTTATAGCTAAATTATATGTATATAGTATTAAATCTAATCCAAAAATTAAAAAGAGGTATTATTCAATGAGAATAAATAAACTTACTGAATCCGAATTAGCTCCAGGAAAAGTTCTTTCAGAAAAGAATGCGGCTTTTGCAGATATGCTTAGCTTATTAATTATAGATGAGTGGGAAGCAATTAATGGTTATCAAGGCGTTATTCAAAGTATGAAAAAGATGAAGATGCCTCAGAAGGCCATTGATATTCTTCAATCTATTATGGCTGAAGAGCATGCACACGTAGGCGAGCTTCACAAAGTACTTGCTTTAGTTAATCCTGATTCGGAAGCTCAGATTGAGCACGGTAAAGAAGAAGTAGAAGAGGTAGCTAAATAAATTATTAAAAAGAACCTATTTAGTAGGTTCTTTTTTATTAAAGTTTTATAAACAAAGGCTGTATAATATATATATATTTAATAAATCTATTTGCTAAATTATACTGTAGATAACTTTTGAAAGGAGCATTTTTGTGTTAACTAAAGCAATAATTCAAAGTATTGATTATACAAAAAATATGTGTAGAGTACGTATACCATTATTTGAGAATGCTTCAAGGAATGTAAATATTATCGAAGCAGATGCTCAAATTAATATTGTACCGGGAATATATAATAGTTACAAAACCGGAGATATAGTATTCATTGGCTTTGAAGAAAATAAGATGGAATTACCTGTTGTTCTAGGAAAGCTTTTTGTTTCAGCCGCAACTGAAGCTAGCTCTTACCGTGGTAATGTTAGCGGAAATTCCTTAGCTATTACCGATACAGCACAATTGCCTTATTCCACAGTTTTTAATTATGATAAAATAGCACAAAATGATACTATTTATAAAGATTTAAATACTCCGAAGAAGCTGGCTGACGGTATTATAAATTTGCAACGATCACAGATTCAAAAGTATCAAACAGTTATAAAAGTTTTAGCTACCAAAGTTAATAAACAAGACCCACAAGATAGTAAAAGTGCTTATTCTTTATATTTGAAAACTACTAATGACTTTACATATTCACCAGATAAATCAGATGAGCCTTTATATAGGCTATGCACGGCGTTAAAAAATAGTCAAACTGATAGTGTGTTTATTCCTTTAGATCTGGCTGTAGCAGAGGATGATTCAATTTCTCATGCTTTATTACAAGTACTGGAGATAGGCCCATCTAGTCTTAAGCTTAAAGTGCTTATTGACGGTGAATTTTATACTGTTGACAAGGCAGATGTTGTAAGTATTCAGAGCTTTGCGATTTATTATTAATATATTTAATAAATCTATTTACTATCTGCTAAATTATTAAGAGGTGAGATTAAATGCGTTCATTAAAATTTCCAAATATGTTTAGGTCCAACAGTACCGAGGTATGGAAGTCCTCGGAATATCTTAATGCCACAAAGCAAAATACATTTCTTATCTTGCAAACTGAAAGAGGCGAGCTCGAGTGTGACCCGTACTTCGGTTTAATGCTAAAACATTACTTATTTAGCCAAAATAACTATATATTAAAAGATATGCTTATTGATACTATTTATACCCAGCTCGCGTTGTTCTTACCACAGTTAAAAATACAACGTAATTCTATTGAAATAATTCAAGACAAAGAGCGTGGAAAAGCTTATTGCAGGTTTTCGGGTATTAATCAAATTGATTACACTCATAATACATTCAATCTTCTCTTATTTGAAGATTCTGACTTTTAAAAGGAGATACTAAATGATTACAAAGAATGAAATATCTTCATTAAATTTATCACCTACTAAAAAGGACTTCGTTCAGATTTGGAATGAACTTATCGAAGTTGCATCAAAAATAACTGAGCGTTGGGATCCTACCAGTACGAACGAGAGCGACCCTGGTATTGTTTTACTTAAAGTACTTGCTGGTATCGCAGATAAACTAAACTATAATATAGATAAAAATATTCTTGAAGCTTTCATGCCCACCGCTGCTCAAATGGAATCCATGAGAAAGCTTTGCGAGCTTGTTGGTTATGATATTAAATACTATCAGTCTGCTGAAACACGAGTAAGAATTAGTTACACTGGAAGCACTACAGATGAAGAAGAAAAACTTCCTGAACCTGGAGGCCTAGCTTTACCGAAGTTTACTACTATTACAAATGCAGATAAGGATATAACTTTTGTAACTACTAACACAACACCTATATTTATTACAAATAGCACTCCTTGGGTAGAAGTTTCATGTATTGAGGGTCAAATAAGCCAGTGCGAAAGCATAAATGAAAATAATCTAATCACACTTACTCAGTTGGATGATGAATATAGATATTACCTGCCCGAGATTCAAATAGCCGAGAATGGTATTTTTGTATATAATGCAGCTATTTCTATTAATGGTACTTATGAAGATGGCCAGCCGTGGGAGCAAGTTTCAAACTTAAATACGAGATCTTCTGAAACACGTGTTTTCAAGTTCGGTTATGATTCTTTTGAAGGTCGCCCTTACCTAGCCTTTCCTGAAGACGTTGGTAGTCTAATTGGAGACGGCTTATTTATTTATTTCATTAGAACAAGTGGCCTTAGTGGAAATATTTCAGCACGAACTCTTGAGGTGTTGGAGGCTCCTACGGGCGGTGACTGGGATGATTACTCTGCAGAGCAGTTTGAAGTTGTGAATGATAATGCAGCCACAAATGGTACAAATATTGAAAGTATCTCTGCTGCTTATAATAACTTTAAAAAGACTATTGGTACTTTTGATACGCTTGTAACCTGCAGAGACTATATGAATAAGATTTATTCATTAATGGATATGAATAATACTCCGTATGTTTCTAACATATTAGTTACTGACATTAGAAATGATATTAATAGCGCAATTACTCTCTGTAGCTGCAATGAATTTGGTATCCTGTATAAAGAGCTTCCTTTGACTAGACCAGATGACGTCACAGTTAAGACTACCTCTTATAAAGTTGATGAAATTAATAATAATAGACTAACTATAAATACTAGTGCAGATACTAGTTATCAAATTGAAGTTCCTTTAATTGACCATTTTGACTTAGTTCTTTATCCATTTAAAACTTTTACACAGGTATCTTTTGGTACTGACAAAGAAAAGCTAGCGGAGTACTATAATAATTCATTTGTTTACTCTGAGCAGAAGAATGGCGAGATTGCAGCATCCCTGTCTGCTTTTAAAACTTGCGCACATAATTTTAAAGCACCTCGTGATGGCGATCTTGTAGCAATAAATAACTATCTAAGACTTAATGCGCTTATTGCAACTTCAAACAAAGTATCTGCAATCGAAGCAAACGATATTTTACAAAACGTCAAGGTCGCGCTTATTAATGAATTTAATATGAGAAACCTTGACTTTGGTGAAGAGATCCCTTTTGATAATATCCTATCTGTCATTGAAAATGCCGATTCTAGAATTAAGGTTGTTTCTCTTCAGGAGCCAAAAGTGCTAACAACTTTCTCTGTTAAGGAGACTGAAAATGGAACAGCTACGTCTAAGGAATACGGAATTGTATCTTCTGCCTCTGACGTTAGGATTAGTGGAGTTAACTACGTGAATAAAGTGGTAAACAGTGAAACTGGTGAAGAAACCGAGGAAGAGATAACCAAGGCTAAAGATATTTATAATAAATTAGTGCTTAGAAATATTTTAGCAGGAAGAGCTTCTTTACTTGACTACGATGAGACTTTTATTCCCAATAACTCTGAAAAACCCTATACAATTACTGCAAATATTACTAGTATTTTAAACGATGGTGCTGATGAGCTTTATAATAAGGATGTGGCTGACTCTATTAATGAAGCAATAGACGCAATAGACGCTGACTCGGACGAGAACTTAGGCGAGCATATCCTTTATGATAGCGATGGTCTTATTATAACTAACGGCTTTTATAGCAATGACAGCGTAATAACCCTTAAAGTATTCGATACAGTTAAAGAAGAAGAATATAGTACTAGCCAACTAGAGTCTATTCTTGACGATGAAGAAGCTATTACAGCCCAAAACATTATGGATGAGATTAGTAATATCACTACGGCAGGTACACATGAATTAACTAATAGGGGCCTATATGGCGGAACTTTAGTACTTATTGTTTCTGACAGTAACGAAAAAAAAGTACTTGAGACTTATTCTATACGAGACTATGCAGTATACGAGACATACGAGCCTACTTTTGCTGTTAAGCAAGAATCAGCTGCTAAAACTAGAGCTAGCTCAAGCAGCAGCGCTTCATCAGATTCAGCAGTTATTGATAAAATATCTCGGATTGCTGCGATTTGTGAGATTACTGGCGATGAGCAGGGACATTTTGAGGATATCACATTAGCTAAAAATGAAGTAATTAAATTTAGAGCCCCTAACTTAATTACTACTAAGACATTCCCTGCCTATGTTTATTACCGTTTTGAAAGAGCTTCTGGAGCTTCCGGAGCACAATCTGCTTCGGATGGACATTATGCCGCTGTGCAGTCCCTTAATTCATTTATTTCTGATGTTGGAGTTTCTGCTTTCTTTGGCGGTAAACTTAATACTGATAGTAACGGATGGAAATATGAGGGACTTTGGAGAAATGCTTTTAAAGCAAATCCAGACAACCTTAAAACTAAAACAGCTACAATTAAACTTAAAAAACTTACTGACAACACCGTTGAAGCTACAACTGTAGTTGACGTTATTAACCAGGCGGACTTGCTACCTAATATATTTAATACTTCTGTTGCTTGTGGTATTATAGAGTATGTATATACTGATGGAACAATAACGGATATTTCAGTCAAGGATACGGATATTTTTACTGATAGGACTCAACTAGAAAGGTACCTAGATGGCCAGAAAACTTCTTGGGGAAATACTGCAAAAGTAGGTGACACTGAGGAACTTAGGCTAGTAATTACTTATTTCCCCTTCAACGAGGCTAATATGCAAGTATGGGCAGATTATGTGCATACCTGTTATTCTATAAGTAAAGGTAAAGATCTACCTGAACATGAGACCACTACCTTTTGGAGGCTTTCTTCTACAAATGAGTTTCCAAAAGGGCGACTAGTCACTGAAACTCACCAGTGTCTTTATGCACAGAGTAATAAGTTCTTAAACAATGCTGTTGCCGGTGCTACCACTTATATCTGTACTGATCACGGTGAAAACCCTATTTATAATGTAATAGAGCCTGATAGCGATATTGAATTATTAACTGGTGATAAATTATACATTCATTACACTCCTTCCAGTACCAACGAAGATGGCGAAATTGTAAATGCAGAGCCAATTTCTGTTGTATATGAGGGTGGTAACGATAAGGACGCAGTAATAATTAAACCTTCTGGGTTTACTTTAATGCCTTCTGAAAATGTTTACCAGCAAGGTACCTCTTGGAAGAAAACTGATGTAGAATTCCCCGGGTATGGCAAGAAAAACTTGCTAGCTTTAGCTCCTAATGAACAAATAGAAATGAGAAGCCTTTCAAAAGTTGTTATTGATAAACCCGCTAGATTCTATAAGAACTTTGATAATGCCGTACTAGAGCAGGGCAATAAGTCGGATACTGTTAGCTATGAGCTTAAAGATGGTGAGTATATTTTCTATACTGACCAGAACAATCAAGGTGCAGCGTACTACGGAAGCGGCTCAGTTATTACACTGTCTCCTGGTGCGTATATTCCGAAAGCTTCTGAGGCTATAGAAGTTTCAGAAATTTTAAAACAAGGTTTACATATTGTACCTTGGAGTAATATTGTATTATTAAATGCCGATAATGGTAGAACTGTTACGATAACTGAATATCAGTATGTTACACTAGTCGAAGGCGATACTCTAAATACCTTAACGCTTCAAGACGCAGATACTATAAATAGCACATGGAAAAAATGTGCTGAGCTAAGTGATATTTTTTATACTACTTCTGGTGCAGAAACATCTACCGAGCTTCCAAAGATACGACTAAAGTCTGGAACTTGGGAAGTTTGCAGTCTGCTTGAGCTTTCTACTTCACCTGGTTATGCACAGCAGTTACGCGCTACAGATAAGCTTAAAAATAAGATTAATGTTTACACAAAGTCTGGCACAGGTGAGACATTAGCCTATGAAATTGAGCCTAAAGAATCCGATTTTACTAATGATTATGAGAAAGTTTCTGTTAAACTAAGTACTATTGCCAAAACGGCCTCAGGTAATTTAGAAATTAAGTCAGAATCTGATAACCCAAGCGTACAGATGAAAGTGTTTAAAGAGGAGGCGCCAGCTAAGGTAGAACTCTTAGAGCACGACGATAACATAACACCAATATCAGTCAAATACTCCGTACCTGCAGATGCAAGCTCTGATAATATAAATAATTATTTAACTAAGATTGACGTAGGTGAACTCTGGCGTTCTGTTACAGAAACCACTACGACGGAAACAGAAGAAGGAAATCTCGTAACAACTACACAGCAAGTTAAGAAGCCAAACGCACTTAAGCTAAACCTTATGATTCCAAAAAACTCAGACGTATTTGGTATATTTAGTATTTATTTAGAAATACCGGTAGATAGGCTAACTTCTGGAAGCGGCCAAATTATCCCCGATAAGGATTCTCGAATATTTATTGATATACCAAAAGAGTTTGGTAACTGTACAGAGTGTATTTCAATTTATAACAATGGAAATAGATCTCCAGAGTCAGACAATTATGAGGATAGCTGGTGGGAGTCTAATAGTACGCGGCATCCTGAGGAAACTAAGGATTCGGCAAAAAATAGACTATATCTTCGAGCAGGTTTAAATTGCATAAAGATTATGAAATCTTGTAGCATATACATAAAGGCAGAAGAAAATGCTACTGGTAGCATTCTTTATGATAGTATGCGTCTAGTTAAAGGTAGGGAGACTAACGGTATAAATCTTAAATTACTTGACCCAGATACGACCTTCAATACGGAGGCAACGCAAGCTGAGACGTCTAAGAAGCAATATGCCGATAAAATTCTAAAGGGTATTGCAAGCTTAGATAAAAACCATGACTTTTATTACAACGTACCGGTTGAGAATAGCCTTGCTATAGAATTTGATGATAATATTAACTCATTTTCTAATCCGTATACTCTTTATGATATAAATAATATAAATAATAGCTTTGTAGTGTCTAAGTTAGATGCTGCTTATCTAGACACTGGCTTAAGCATTGCTAAGTCTTCTAAATATTAAGGAGTTGATAATTTATGATTAGTATAAAAAATCAAGTGCCTAATATTTATTATGATGCTTCTCGAGACTTTCAAGTTTTAGGACACTTATATGAAGTCACACTTAACTATATTAAAACAAATGCTGACATGCTGTATCTTCTTCCTAATGGCATCGAAGAAGATACACGTGCCACAGAGTTACTTGCAACTACTTTAGGATTTAAACTTAGACGAAATTATGATAAAGCGCAGCTTGCTGCTCTTGTAAGTATTTTCCCCCAGTTATTAAAGATTAAAGGAACTTTGGCTGCTGTTAATTTAGCCGGTGACGCTCTAGTAAAAGCTTCAGGAGTACCTGGAATGTTTTCAAGCAAAATAGAAGAAGGTCATATATTAACTATTAACATTCCAATTGAGCTTTCAGATATTACACTATTTATTGACTTACTCCCGTATATTCTGCCTTTTGGCCTTAGAGTTTCTATAGTAAGAAATACTGTACTTAAACGTGAGCTAAATACGGCAGTGGGAGCGCTTGCAGTAATGAGAAAGGCTTTCTCCGTCGCAGCTCAAAACGAAGCATCGGAGCTTGGTCTTGCAAAAATTTCAAGTAATGGCGACCTAAAGGTAAAATATTCAGATGTTAATTATATTGGTCCAAACACTAATGAGCCAATTGCAGGTCAACTAGGCGCTTCACCAATTACTGCTTACGAGCCGCAAGAGTACTCACTGGATACACAAAAGGAGGAAAATACTTAAATGTCAAAACCTATTTTTTCGGATGGCATCGGGTATGAGGGTAAGATAACACTTACCCTCAAGAGTGATAACCGTGTACTTAAATCTAAGACATATAAAAATAACGGTACATCTCAATTATTTAGCTTCTTGGGTAACTGTTTAATCGGGTCATTTGAAGACGCAAAAAAAGACCTACCGAGAAAAATTATGCTCTTAAAAAATGAATCAAATAAAGAAGCTACTCTTGATGAAAAAAATGTAAAATCTTGTTCTGTATTTCGTAGTTATACTAAAACTCCTGCAATAGTTAATGATAGTGACTTAGGTGCTGTTAGAGTAACATATAGCTTTGAGATACCCAAATACGAAGTAGAGGCCGACTTTAATCAAGTGGCACTTTATGGAGCAGAGACTACTGATATTAAAAGTTTTTCTGCATACTATTATTTAACTGACGCAAAGGGACGTTTAACAGATGAGCAGATTGGTAATTGGTCTGCGACTACTATTCTACTTATTGAGTGGGAACTCAGCTTATCAAATACAAATATAGCTACAAATAGTACACAAGGAGGACAAGGATAAATGAGCAATCATATTAATAATAAACTTTTAATATTAGAAAATAATACTGATGATATCAGAGTTTTTATATCCAGCGAAAATATAAATGTATTTCCTTGTTCTCGTAGAGGGCAGAAGACCATTACAGGCTATGCTTCAAATTGGGACCCAGAGGCTCGCTTAAATACTGAACGTACTAATAGGCTTCATACTGCAATTAATGGCTTTACAGATGATTTTATTGTTAGCTATGAAGAGCAAAAAGATGAAGCCGGCACCGGCACAGGTAAGTATAGGCTAATTTTTGTTTTAGCTGGTTATTATATAGAAATTAAAGATTTTAATCTTGATAATATTATCGGCATTGAAGCATTAAACCTTAACACTGGTACAATTTATGCTCATTTGAGCTTGCACGATAATATACCATTAGACGTATCAGGTTACTATACAGAGCTTCTATATAAGCAGTCGTCTAAAGTTGACCATAATCTTATAGATGTTGAGTACTCAGATTCTACTAATAATGCGAGCGGTTATTTCTTTATGGGCGTTTCCTTTACGTCTGCACCTGTTGAGGATGAAGTTCAGGTTGGAACGGGTGCTAACCTACAAACCCATACATTGGCCTCTTTCGATTTACCTCTTTTTTCTAAAACTGATGGAGACGGTAATTGGCAGCTTGTTCAAACTTCACTATTACCAAAAATAGAGCATGGTGAAACTACAGACTCTATTGTAGTTACTGGTAAAACTTTACTAAAGGATACTCTTGAGGTTAAGGGTGCTACTACGATTGAGAATACTCTTACTGTGACCAAAGATAAAGCAACCTCTTTAGGTGGTACCCTTACTGTAGCTAAAGCGGCAACGTTTAATGATACGCTTACTGTCGAAGATGATAAGGCTACTAGCCTAGGCGGCACTCTTTCTGTAGCCGCTGGGAAAGATACTACTCTTGGGGGCGCGCTTTCTGTAGCTGGAAATGCTACCTTGACAAGTAACCTTGCAGTAGCCGATAATATTAATGTAGGTAATCCCACAAATAAGGCAGAAAGTGATAATGGAGGCTGTATCGTTGCTGAAAAGGATATTACGGCTGAACAAGACTTAGTTGCAAAACGTAATGTAGAAGCTACCATGAGTATTAAAACACCCACTCTTGATGTCGAAATAATAAAAAATGATGATACCGAAGCTGTTACCATTGATGATGATTTGTCTGTTGCTGGTCATATAACTCTTAACACGAGCAAAGCTGTCACTGCTGATAGGGTAAATGTTTATACTATTAATAGTAGACAGGAAAAGGGTACAATAACCGTAACGTCGCCTGTTATTCTGAATGGCAACACTACGTTAAATAATGGTTTAGAAGTAACTAATGGAGATACATCGCTTAAGAAACTAACAACTACCGAATTAGCAGTAGCTACCGATGCTCTTACGGTCACAGAAGATGAGGCTAATTTTACAAAGCCCGTTACTGTCGATAGTAGCTTGACAGCTAATAATGTGCAAATTAAAGACCAGGGTCAAGTACCTGCTTTAGAACTTTATCACTTTAAGAATGGATCATATCAGTTACGATTTAAATTTAACACAGCACCAACTATTATTGAAGAAGAATAATAAAAATTGGGCTAACATAAAAGTTAGCTCAATTCTTTTTGTTTAGTAGAAAAATTGTTAATTTTATAACTAATTAATAAATTGTTAATTTAATAGCTTACTTAAAATTATTTGCTAAATTTAATGATTACAAGTATCTATAAAAAGGAGCTAGAAAATGCCTGGCTGGTTAATAACTGTGTTAAGCACTGCAGGGTCAGTAATATTAACACTTACTATAACACTACTTTTTAATAAGTTAGTTGCACTTCCAAAAGAACTTAAGAAACAGAGAGAAGCTGAGGCAGCAGCACAAGCTGCAAAAGAGGCTGCAAAAGAGGCTGCACACGCAGAAAGAGAGGCCGAACTTCAGTCTGAGATAGATACACTTAAAAGAGAAGCTGAAGAAAAAGAAAGACAGCACTGTCAAGATGACCAACTAAGAGATGCTAAGATTGCTGCACTTCAAGCAGCAGTTGATGCTCTGCCTTCTTATCGTGCACAGAGCCTTCAAATTCAAACACAGCTACAAACAACTGATAGAGAGATTCTTGCTGCTTGTGAAGCGATTCAAAGAGGTGTTGCTGATAACCAGCACGTTCTTAATGAGCGCTTAGACCGTTTAGAAAAGCGTGAGAAAAATGCGCTTAGACAAAAGATTTTACAGGAACATCGCTTATTTACAGATGAGACAATGAATCCTATGAGAGCTTGGACAGAGATGGAACATCACTCCTTCTTCGAATTAGTAAAAGACTACGAAGATCTCGGCGGTAACGATTATGTGCATAGTGACGTTCTTCCTGACATGAATAGGCTTCGAGTTATCCCTATGTCAGACAGAACCACTCTATATGAATTAATGCATAGCAGAAGAATTAACGCACAGTAAAAATTATACTAAATAAATTAATAAGGTCTGTCAATAGATGGGCCTTATTTTTTTTCTTAAATTTTAAAGAGAGATATTGTATAATATAAAGTAAAGTAATATAAGGAGTAAAATAATGTCAAAACAATACACTTCTGATAATATTAAAGTTTTAAATGATATTGAACACATACAACTTCGTTCTGGTATGTATATCGGTGAGGCAAATGACCCGAGATCGCTTTTCTCAGAAATGTTTGATAATGCTATGGATGAGGTAAGTGCTGGACACTCTACCGAACTTGTTGCTGAAATCGATACTAAAGAAAATCGATACACAGTTCATGACTTCGGGAGAGGCATTCCACATGGCCTTAAAAAGCTAGACAATGGAGAAGAAAAAGAAGTAGTCGAAGTTCTTATGACTATTGCCAATTCCGGCGGCAAGTTTGATAACAATTCTTATAACTACTCTGCAGGCCTTAACGGTGTTGGTATGACTGTCACAAATGCGCTTTCTGAGACTTTTACTATTAGAACTAGGCGCAGTGGTAAATATGTAGACGCCACCACTCACGGGTCGGCTGACGTAGAACTAAAGAGAGGAAAAACTCAAGAGCACTCTGGAACTTCCGCTTCTTTCATTCCTAATAAGAAGTATTTCCATTCTTCTAAGATTCCTCACGATTTTATTATAAATAGGTGTAGAATTGCGTCAGCTCTCGGGTTTAGGGCACGCTGTATTATAGATAATGAAGAAGTTGATACTAACTGTACAATTTTCGACTTAATTAAAGAGGAAGATTCTAAGATTGCTACTTATGTAGATATTCCTACTATCGAAGTTCAGAATGACGCTGGCGAGTCCATGAAGGTAGCATTAAGATATACTTCTGATACGAAAGATAGGTATTTTGGTTATACTAATCTTCTTTCTAATTATCTTGGCGGCACACATATTCAATGCTTGTCTAAGACAATTCAGACAACCTGGGAAGCGCTTATTAACAAATATAAAAATCTTAAGCCGGCTGTTGACCTGAAGCCTTCTGATTATCTTGTCGGTCTTCGTGGCATTTGTGCTGTATTTATTTCACATCCTGAGTTTTCTTCTCAGACAAAGGAAAAACTGGTAGTCAATAAGACTTATTTTGACGGCCTTATGGAAGCCTTTAGCAAGAGCCTGACAAAATATCTAACTAATAATATTGAGGTTGCACAGCAGCTTTTAAAGCGCTTTGAGGAGTATCGTATAGCTCAAAATGCCTTGCTTTCCCGTAAAGAAATTTCATCATTAATTAAAATTAACGAGGACTCTGGTGATAACATCAGGCGTCGTTCAGTTGTTTCAAAACTTGTAGAATGTACGTCAAGAAAGAGAGACGATACAGAACTATTTATCGTTGAAGGTGATTCTGCAATGGGTCCGTACCTTTATGTAAGAGATAAAGCAACTCAGGCAGTACTTCCTATAAGAGGTAAGATTCTTAATACTACATATAAGGATCTTAAAGAAGTAATTCAAAATAAAGAAATCTGTGATATTGCAAATAGTATTGGTTGTGGTATAGGCGCTCAGTGTGATGCTTCGAAGTCTCGTTATGAAAGAATTATTATATCTGCCGATGCCGACCCTGACGGACTTCAAATTAACTGTCTTGTTCTTGCAGTATTTATTAATCTGTTTCCTGATATGGTTAAGCAGGGAAGAGTCTATGTTTCACTCCCACCCCTTTATTGTTGGGGTAAATCTGCAAAAGATTATGGTTGGTGTAATAAAGTAGAGGATATTCCTGCTACGGCAAAAGACGTACATCGCTTCAAGGGACTTGGAGAAATGAATGACGACCAGCTTTATTACTTCTTGGTAGATAAGAATACTAGAAATGTGCTTCAGATTGAGTATCCTTCTGATATTGATGAGTTTAACAAAATTCTTGGTACTTCGGAAGGAAAGGGTAGTCTTCTTAAGGACCTTGGAATTATCCTTAATTCTGAGACGAAGGTATTTACTAATCCTGAACCTGTGCTTAAACAGACCAATAATACTGTACCTGTTGCTATTGACGGTCCCGTGCTTACTGTTAAAGAGCCTGTTCCTGTTGAAAAAGTTACAAAACCTAGAAAGAAACCAGCTGAAAAAAGTTCTACAAAAAAGATTGCAATAGTCGGTGAAGGCAAAGATAGAGTAGCTGAAGTTGTAAATCTTTTTGCTGGGCTTTTTGACTGAGGAGGAAAAAATGAATATAACTATTCCTGTAAAAGATGCTCTTGAATTGGCATCTGAAAACTATAAAGAGTATAGTATCTACGTTGCTGCAGGTAGAGCTTACGGATCCGTAATTGATGGAGCTAAGAGTGTACAAAAGAGAGTTATTTATTCTCTCTATAAAAAGGCACCGAGGTCTATCATCAAGGTAGCTGAAGCAGCCGGCTACTGTCTTGATATGCACCCTCACCCTACTGCAGTTCCTGAAGTTATTGTATCTCTCGGAGATAACAGCAATAAGTTTAATTTCTTAGATAAACAAGGAAACTTCGGTAATCGCATAAAGAATATCGAAGCTTCCGCACCTCGTTATATCGGTTGTAGACTTTCCGACCTTGCTATCGACCTTACTTGTGACGGCATCGAGTACTGTCCTACCATGACGGGAGAACTTGACAAGCCTGAGCCTATTGCTTTGCCTACCCTACTTCCGCTCTGTTTCTTAAATTCAATGTCAGGTATTCCGGCGGGCCTTCCTAAGCTCAATATTCCATGTCTCGATATTGAAGGTATGTTTGATTACTACCTTGATATTCTTAAGCATAAAGACCTTAATTGGGTACCGAAGAAGCTTCCTATTCCTAATGTTGGTGTATCTATTTTGTCTGACAAAAAAGAGTGGGAAGAAGTCCTTAAGACTGGTAAAGGTTCTATTAGACTTGCCCCTGAGATGACTATTGACAAAAACGGTACTATCACTATTACTGCAATGCCGGCATCTAAGACTGCGGAGCACGTAAGAAAGATTATTGAAAAAGAAATCTTACTTGATAAAGTTGATATGCGAGATGAGTCTACCTATGATACCCGTATTGTAGTTGAAAAGGTATTTAAGAAACAGTGCGACATGCAGGAATTGTTTGATAGACTCTACAAAAAGCTTCAGACTTCTGAAACTTATAATCTTGCCTTCTTCGACCAAGATCATATTTATGTACCTTGTAGCTTTGATCTTGTGGTAAAGTCTAATCTTAATTATTTGATTGAAACACACACCAATAGACTTACTCATCAGATTGCGGACAACAGAGAAAAGCTTTTGGTTCTTCAGATTATTGAAAGTCTTAAAAAGACAAATAATTGGAAAGATATCTTTGACTTATCCTATGACGATGCAGTAAATTTTATCGCGATGCGTTTTAAAGCTTGTACAGAAGAAATTGCAAAAGAAGTTCTTAGAAAGCCGATGTCATATCTAACAAAGGCGCATGACCAGGAAATTATTGATCTTCAGAATCTTATTAATGAGCTCGAAAATGACCAGTCTGACATCTTTGAGATGTTAACTAAGAAGTACAAAGCAGTAAAATCTAAGGTGCTGAAAGAAATCTCACCTAATACGACAAAATTTATATAAAATTTGCTAAATTATATAGTATTATAATGGAGGAACTTTTATGAAGTATAAACGATTAAATTTTGAAGATTATTTTACTATATGTTCAAGCAATTGGAATAAACTAGCTACTAATTTAGAAATTGCTAAATATGAAAGCATCCCTTATAATTATAAGGGTAAAAATTACAAAGCCGAGTATCAAGTACGCTTTGATGAAAACCGAAACTGTATTCAAATTATCTTACAGCAAACTTCTGGTAAAATGGATTGGTTTGCTAATTTTGATTTTGCCGCAAAGCTCTACGATAAGTTTACTTTTGAAGGCAAACTAATTCAACTAAGAGTGCACCGAGGTTGGGGCAACATGTGGCTTGTTTGTCAGTCTACAGTAAGACAGAGAGTTAAAGAACTTCTTGATATGCACCCAGGTTGTTTTATTGAAATTTTTGGCTGGTCTCTTGGCAGCGGTCTCGCCCAGCTTGCAGCAGAAGATATTTATTTCAAGTTTGGTATTAAGCCTTATCTTTATACCTATGGAAGTGTAAAACCGTTCTATGGAAAAGATACTTATAATTTCGTAAAGTCATGCTGTGCCGAAGCTTATAACTTCTACGACCATTGCGATATTGTAGGTTATATGGTACCTTTCTTTGGTTGGAAGGCTATCAATCATTGTAAAGTAAAGCTTGAAAAATTTAGTATTCTTAAGCTTTTTAAACCTAATACCTATCATACTAAATATGATGTACCTGGACAGTACGATAAGTATAATTCTTGAAAGGAATTAATATGTTTTTTGATTCAGATTTTATGAGGCTCTATGAGGCCTTAGAGCGTCTTAATGAGAAAATTATAGAAGAAGACAAGAAGGAAAAGAAGAATAAACAAGTCAGTGGTCAAGAAGATTTAGTAAAATTAATGGATAGCTTCTTAACTAGCATAGACCTTGTTAGAATTTCAAATATCGCGATGAAATGTTCCGATTTTTCTTCTGCAGGTGCTGCGGTTTGGGTGCCTTCTAATAGAGTTATTGATTATACAGATAGCATACCATATTTTGATGTACTGGCAACTAAGAGGCTTCCTAAGTTTGTCGAAACTTTGCCATCTGGTGAGTGGCCGATTAAAATGTGGGCGCCCAATGTAATTCAAAATAACGATGGTCGATTTATTATTGAAATAGACCTTGGTGAGTTAAACCGTAAACAGTGGAGAGGCTTAGGTTTTAGATTTAGAGTGAATGATAAGCCTTATTTTGTTTTTGGCGATATTTTTTATAAAGGGTATCAAAAAATTAATGGTAAAAATGATGGGCACGTTCAGCAGGCAAACTATTATTATGATTTAATAATGAAAAAACTCAAAGAATTTAATAATAAATAATGTTTTTCTGCTCAAAGTTATTGTATAATATAATAAAGTTAAAATTTAAGGAGCTAACATATGGTTGACTTCACTACTTATAATAAAAATGAAAAGCGTGCTGATGAGCTTCAGGAAAAGTATGGACTTTCTATGACTCTTCACGACCTCTATGCTTGGGAAGAGCTTACTGAATCTGAGGTTATTGGCATTCAGCAGTACCGTGATCGTACTTATCCGAAGTATACGGGTGATGCAGAGTCAGACCTTAAACTTCAGGAAGCTTTTGAGAAAGAGTTTGCTGCTCGAAATCTTACAGAAGATCAACTTATAGATTATAAAGCGAAGAGCCTCTATGAAAATTCTTGTTTAGACCTCGACGAAGCCTTGGAGCTTCAGAGACTTAGAACAATCAAAAATTAATATCTAAAAGAAATCTCAATGATCTTACCGGTTATTGAGATTTTTTATTTTAGTTTATTGTATTATATAATATAAAATTATTTTAGAGGTACATATGAAAGTTATTTGTATTAGCGCAAAAGCACGACATGGTAAAGATACTGCGGCAGAAATGATTAAGTATTATTTAGAGTATAAAGGACAAAGAGTTTTGGTGACTCATTTTGCAGATTTGCTTAAGTTTATTTGTACAAAGTTCTTTAATTGGAATGGCCTAAAAGATGAGGCGGGGCGGACACTTCTTCAGTATATTGGTACAGATGTTGTAGGCACAAAGAATCCCGCATACTGGGCAGAATTTATTGTAAGTATTCTTAGGATGTTTGAAAATGAATGGGACTATGTTCTTATTCCTGACTGCCGCTATCCTATTGAGGTAGAGACTATGAAAAAGCATTTTGATACCACTATTCTTCGAGTAGAAAGACCTAATTTTGACAACGGTCTTACTGAGGCTCAGAAGAATCATCCTTCAGAAGTAGCTATGGATAGTCAGCCTTATGATGCTTATGTACGTAATGAAGGAAGCCTTGAAGACTTTGAAGATAAAATTAATCGGTTTGTTGAAAAATTTTTTACTTAAATAAAATTAGGAGATCTTTGTATGGTAAAAATAAATGATAAAGATTTATATCAGCTTTTGATCGCAGAATTTCGTTATGCAGTAAAGCGAGACAATCACCTCGCCCCGAGTAGCTGTATACAACATATTATGACTTATCTACCTGAACTATCCAAAGAGTGGCAGATTCATATAGCCGAGCAACTCACTAATGAAGTTATTCAGGAAAGACTCTTTATTGGTGGACGTGAAAAAGGTCGTCTTGAGCAGGATGCAGAATGGGAAAAGCTTCTTGTTTTTCTTACTGACTACCTCGTAAAGCTTCCGTATGCAGTAGAAAAATATATGCAGTATATTTATAATAAACCTGATTGGGAAGCTAATATTGATTATTTCTCTCCCAAGATGGCAATGAAAATTAAGTTAAATCAAGCAAAATTTAATGTATAATATAGTATTAATTGAAAGGATTTATATTAAATGAGTATTGCAGATCTTTATTTTAAAGATGAAGTAAACGAGCTTCTTACTAATGGCTTTAATGACAAGGATTATCCTGTAAGACCTAAGTGGCCTGACGGCACTCCTGCACATACAATTAAAACCTTCTGTGCGGTTCGTACTTATGATCTTTCTAAGGAATTTCCTATTCTCACGCTTAGAACTCAGGCATTTAAGGGTGTAGTAAGAGAGCTTCTTTGGATGTGGCAGAAGAAGTCTAATGTAGTCAATGACCTTGGCAAGAGTGCTTCTATTTGGAGAGCCTGGGAAGGTGAAGACGGAACTATTGGTAAGACCTATGGCTATCAGCTTGGTAAGGTTTCTGATTACGGTTACGGTAAGTTTGACCAAGTAGATAATCTTATTTATCTTCTTAAGAATAAGCCTATGGATCGTAGAATGATTACAACTATGTGGTGCCCCGAAGATCTTAATGAAATGAATCTTCCTCCATGTGTTTATGAAACTCTTTGGGATGTAACTGACGGAAAGCTTAACTGCACAGTTATTCAGCGCTCAGGTGACCTTCTTGCTGCAGCAGCTTCTGGCGGTTGGGATACTATTCAGTATGCGGTATTGGTGCACATGCTTGCTCAGGTTTGTGGTTATCAGCCTGGCACCTTAGTTCATATCGTTAATAACCTGCATATCTACGATAGACACGTAGAGCTTGTCAAGGAAGTTATCGAAAATCCTGAATATCCAGGTCCTCAGCTTAGGCTCAATCCTAATGTAAAGGATTTTTATGACTTTACTGAAGATGATTTTGAGCTTATTAATTATCAGTCTACTAAACTTGAGAAAAAGTTTCAGGTGGCAGAATAATGAAGTATTCAGTGGATATTCCGGCACAGCCCGGCGATAGACTTCTTGTTTATGAAAATTTAGTTTATGGAAACGGCTGGCAGCTTGGGGAGCCAGTACTTTATGAAGTAACGAATTTAACAATAACTCAAAATAAGAAAAAACAATGGACTAAGAAAATTCGAGCAATGCGAGTCGTTAATGGTAAAACAATTGACTATGGAATTAACTTGAATTTTGAAGATATTGGGGTAAAAGCTTTTTTACAGGAGTAGAGAAATGAGTAATTTTTGGAAACATATTAAAATGATAAGAACTCATAGAAAGCATGTTATAAGGGCATGCTTTAATATGGGTATTCCTCTTCAGGGGCTTCTACATGATCTTAGTAAGTACTCGCCGACTGAGCTTAAAATTTGTAAATATTATACTGGTACCCTGAGTCCTCACGACGCAGCAAGAAAAGAACTTGGATATTCACCGAGCTGGTATCATCATAGAAATAGAAATAAGCATCATTCAGAATACTGGGTAGATTCATTTGAAAAAATGAACGCTGTAAAGATGCCTTATAAATATGTGATTGAGATGTTCTGTGACTTTATTGCTGCGGGCAAAGCTTATAATAAAGATTCTTGGTCAGTAAAAACGCCTTGGGACTACTGGGAAAAGAAGTGTCGCGGAGTAAGAGCTCTTGACATCGAAACTGAATATCTTTTTGAAAAGCTTCTTTGGAATATGCATGAAGTGGGAAGTGAAAAAGATTTTTATAGATTATATAAAAGAATTAAAAAGCATCTAAAAACAAATTATGAAAATGGTACTTTAATTAAAGTCGAAAGTGAGACAGGAGCATGAGTAAGAAGATAGTTAGACATATCCCCACCCAGTGCTGCTATTATACAGAAGAAGACGGTGAAACCGTGATAATTTGTGGGTGTGACCTTAAGCCTAAGATTGACGGTAAAATCTTTTGGGAATACGTAGATACTTATACTGAAAAAGTAATTCAGCCAAATAACCCTTTTATAAATCGTTAAAATTAACTAGACAGGCCTGAAAATGACCTGTCTTTTATTGTATTATATAATATATTATTAAGGAGGAAAACAAATGAAAAGACCTTCAATAGATGAATATTATCTCAATATTGCTAAAGCCGTCTCAGAGCGGTCAACTTGTTTGAAGAAGCACTATGGCTGCGTAATTGTACAGAGTGGAGAGGTAGTATCTACAGGATATAATGGTAATGTCAGAGGTGAAGGCCATTGCGGTTTTTGTACTAAAGCGTCAGGTAATGGTGATATGGAAGAGTATCAGCATTGCGAAGCAGTGCATGCAGAAATGAATGCGCTACTGAGTGTCTCAAGACGTGAAATGCAGGGCGCGGATCTTTATCTCGCTGGCTATGACGTAAAGTCTGGCGAGCCTATTGAGTGTGAAGCTTGGCCTTGTGAGATTTGTTTAAGACTTATAAAGAATGCTGGAATTTATCGTATTATAAATAAGAAAGGCGTTATTTATATGCGCTCTGATGACGGTATTTTAAGACAGCTTATAGAAAAGAAGGACTAGTATTATGGACCTAAAAGAATTAAAAATAAAAGTAGCTCCTGAAGAGTTTAAGGGCTTTAAAGTTGATGAATTAGCTACTTTGAATTATGAAGAGTATAAGAGTGCTACTTATACGACAGATATCTTTGTTCGGTGTGCCATTTGTGAAGAACACGTTTCAATGAGTTCTAATGATTATAGGGCTCAAGGAGTATTTATTTGTGATAAGTGTAAAGCAACTATTTTGCATATAAGAAAACTTTTAGAAGACAGAGGAAGTGTAGTATGATTATTGGAATTGTTTGTGTAGATCGTAATTTTGGTATCGGCAAAAAGAATGACCTTCTTTTTCATTTAAAGAAAGATATGGAATTTTTCAAAAATACTACTATGGATAGTATTGTTTTCTGCGGATACAATACTCTTCTTAGTTTTCCTGGAAGTAAGCCACTGAAGCATCGTTCTACTATTTGTCTTTGTCCCGAAGGCATTGAGAGAGATGACTGCTTCTGTATTCATGATTTTGATACGGCAGTAAAACTTGTTAAGGAGCTTGCTAAGACTAAAAACGTTTATGTAATTGGCGGAGCGATGCTTTACAAGTCAATGCTTCCTTACTATGATGAAGTGCTTGTGACTAAAGTAGACGCAGACGGTGAGGCAGAAGTTTTCTTCCCTAATCTTGATGAGTGTCCTGAATTTAAGGCTAGACGTGTTTCAAGCTGTGAAGATATGGGATATGATACTAGCTTTTGGACTTATAAAAGAATAACTGAGTAAGCTATGAAATATAACGTTGGATTATTTATTGGAAGATTTCAGCCTTTTCATTGTGGTCACGAATCAATAGTACGTAAAATGCTAGAAGAGTGTGAAAGGGTTATTATTGCAATTGGGTCAGCACAAGAATCAAACACAGAACTGAATCCACTTAGATACGAATATCGTCGACTAATGATTCAGAAAGTTTTTCCTGAATACTTTGATAGAATTATTATTATCGGCATTACTGACCGTACAAATCCTTCTGATGATGAATCATGGGGAGAGTATTTACTAAATGCGGTTTATCAAAATATAAAGATAAAACCTGATGTTATTTATCAAGGCATAGAAAATAAACATAATCATTGGTTTGATTCTTTTAATATCAATATTATAAATATAGATAGAGACTTATTAAAAGTGTCCGCTACAGAAATTCGCAAAGCAATTCTTGAAGAAGATTTTGACTACTATAAAGAATTTATGCCCGATAATTTACATTCTGAATTTAAAAATTTAAGGAAGATACTAAAAGATGTTGAAAATAACTGAACAGTGTATTAATTGGATTAAAGAACAGTTTAAAGATATTCCCGACGGTAAAGCAATTATTGGTATTTCTGGTGGCAAGGACTCTACAGTTGCAGCAGCGCTTTGTGTAGAAGCTCTCGGTGCAGATAGGGTAATCGGTGTTCTTATGCCTCAAGGAGTGCAAAATGATATTTATGACTCTTATGAAGTTGTTGCGTCTCTCAAGCTTCAATATCATGTTGTTAACATTGGAAATACGTGCGATGCACTGTACAATTCTATTAGTGATGCAGTTTTTCTAAGTAATGGTAAAAATGCTGTAAGAAGTAATTCTATGATTACGACCAATCTCCCTGCTCGTATTCGTATGACTACCCTTTATGCTATTGCAGCACTTTATCCTAATTCTCGTATAGTAAATACTTGTAATTACTCTGAAGATTTTGTCGGTTATTCTACAAAGTATGGAGATGCTGCAGGGGATTTTTCACCACTCGGTAATTTGACTGTTCGTGAAGTTCTCATGATTGGAGATGACCTTGGCCTTCCTAGTCATTTAGTTCATAAAGCACCTTCTGACGGAATGTGCGGTAAGACTGACGAAGATAATCTCGGCTTTACGTATGAAGAGCTCGACAGTTTTCTTTTGGGAGAAAGCGGTCTTACTCCAGAAACAATGAGTAAAGTAGCAAGGCTGCATAAAGCAACTCGCCACAAATATACACCAATGCCAATTTTTAACAAAGGAGAAAATTAATTATGATGAAACTTAGCCCTATTGTAGTATCTTTGCTTGATACTGACCTTTATAAATTTAATATGAATCAGGTAATGTTCCATAAGCATACCAATTTAAATGGTACTTATATTTTTAAATGCCGAAATGAAGGTGTAGAGTTTACAGAAGAGATGATTGAAGAGATTAACGCACAAATTGATCATCTTTGCACTCTTACTTTTAGCGAGGAAGAACTCGAATACCTTTCTTCTCTTCGTTTTATCAAGAGTGACTATGTAGAATTTCTTCGTTTGTGGCGCCCTCTCCGTAGATATGTACACTGCTTTAAGTCTGATTATTTTTCTCTTACCCCTGCAGAGGACGACGAGGAAGAAAATATCGCTTCAGGTGGAATGGTTCTCTATGTAGAAGGTCCTCTGTTTTCTGTAATGCAGTTTGAGATTTATCTTCTTGAGATAGTAAATGAAGTTTACTTCCGTATGAAGTATGACTATATATCCCTCGTGAATTCTGCAAAAGAAAAGCTTGTTGGCAAAATGACCGGCTTCCGTGCAGATATTTATGATTTTAAGTTTGCCGAGTTTGGCGCACGTCGTCGTCTTTCTAGAGAGTGGCAGGATTACGCAGTCGGTGAGCTTGTGAAAAATGAGCACTGTGTTGGTACCTCTAATGTTTATCTTGCAATGAAGTACGGTGTAAAGCCTATTGGTACTTATGCTCATGAATTTGTCCAGATGTATCAGGGCGTCCCCGGTATTCAGCTTGCTTATACCAATAAGGTAGCTATGGAAGAATGGTTTGATGAGTATCAGGGTGATAACGGAACTGCTCTGACCGATACTCTTGGTACAGACCTCTTCCTTCGTGATTTCAATAAGCTTCAGGCCCTTTGTTATACTGGAGTGAGACATGACTCAGGAGACCCTATTGAGTGGGGCGAAAAGATTATTGCTCACTATGAGAAGCTTGGCATAGACCCTAAGACTAAGACTCTCTTGTTTAGTGACGGTCTTGATTTTGATAGCGCTCAGAGAATTTATAATTACTTTAAGGGTCGTATAAATGTAAGTTTTGGTATTGGAACTTATCTCAGTAATGATACTTATGCAAAGCCTCTTAATATTGTTATTAAGCTGCAGTATGTCAACGGACACCCTGTGGCCAAGATAAGCGACACTCCTGGTAAGGCTATGTGTCAAGATAAGGGTTATCTTGAGTATCTTAAGAATGCAGTAAGTTATAGATTAAAGGAAGGTATTTAAAATGAAGGTATTACTTGTAGTTGATGTACAGAATGATTTTGTAACCGGCGCTCTGGCGAATCCCGAAGCACAAGCGCGAATTCCTAAGATTAAAGAGAAGATTAAGCAGCGTGTCGCCGAAGGTTGGAAAGTAATGTTTACTCAAGATACTCATGACGAGGATTATCTTGATTCTTCTGAAGGCAAATATCTTCCGGTTGTCCACTGTGTCAACTGGACTTGGGGCTGGCAGATAGTAGATGAATTAAAAGAATTTATAGAGCCTCACAGCACCATTATTAAAAAGCGTTTTGGTTTAAATGAATTAGACCGCCAGATTTATCTTAATATGCCTGGTAGCTGGAGCTTTGCACAAGACCCTATTACTGAAATAGAACTTATAGGCTTTTGTACAGATATTTGTGTAGTTTCTAACGCGCTTATTTTAAAGGCTGATGTAATAAGAGACCATACTATTATCAGCTGTGATGCATCTTGCTGTGCGGGTACTTCCATTGAAGCTCATAATGCAGCACTCACTGTAATGAAGTCTTGTCAGATAGAAGTTATTAATGAGGGTTGCTGATAAATAAACAAATTATTTTGTTATAAAATAATATGCTAAAATAATTACCCTCATTAAATGACTTTATTTAAATGAAAGGATGAAATTGTATGTTACATTTACATCATAGTGGTTTTGTAGAAGGCCCTTGGGTTGATAGCATTGATGTAAGAGATTTTATTCAAAAAAATTATAAACCTTACTATGGTGATGCTGCTTTCCTAGAGGGCCCGACAGAACGCACTAGTAACTTAATGAAAACTGTCCAGCTTCTTTTTGAAGAAGAGCGTCGCAATAATGGTGTCAGAGCAGTCGATACGGAGATAGTAAGTTCACCAACAGCGTACGAGCCAGGTTATATTGATATGAACCAAGAAATTATTGTTGGATTGCAGACTGATGAGCCTCTTAAAAGAGGTATTGCACCTTTTGGTGGTATAAGAATGGCAAGACAGGCCTGTGAGGCTTACGGCTATAAGCTTAGCCCTAAAATCGAAGAAGAGTTTAAATACCGTACTACTCATAATGACGGTGTTTTTAGAGCTTATACTGAGGAAATGCGGGCGGCGAGAAAGTCACATGTAATTACAGGACTTCCTGATGCCTATGGCCGTGGTCGAATTATAGGTGACTACCGTCGTGTTGCTTTGTATGGTATAGACAGATTAGTTGAAGAAAAAATTAAGGACAGAAAAAAGCTTGCAACCGCTTCTTTTAACACTGATGAAATTCGCTTAACAGAGGAACTTCATCAACAGATCGAATTTCTTAATCAACTTAAAGAAATGGCAAAGCAGTATGGCTTTGATATTAGCCAGCCTGCGAAGAGTACACGAGAAGCTATTCAGTGGACATATTTTGCTTACCTTGCCGCTATTAAAGAACAAAATGGTGCAGCAATGAGCCTAGGTCGTGTTGCTACATTTTTTGATATTTATGCTGAAAGGGACCTCGCTCTTGGAGTTTTAACAGAACAGGAAATACAAGAACTGTTTGATGATTTTGTAATTAAATTACGATTAGCTAGACACCTTAGAACACCGGAATACAACGAGCTTTTCGGCGGAGACCCTATGTGGATTACTGAAGCAGTTGGCGGAATGGGTGAAGATGGTAGAACGCTAGTCTCTAAATCTAGCTTTAGAATTTTAAATACTTTATATAATCTAGGTCCTGCACCTGAGCCTAACTTAACTGTTTTGTGGTCAGAACAACTTCCTAAGCCTTTTAAAGAATTTTGTGCTAAAGTTTCTATTGATACTGATTCTATTCAGTATGAAAATGATGATATTATGCGACCTGAATATGGAGATGATTACGCTATTGCTTGCTGCGTTTCTGCTATGAAAATCGGTAAGCAGATGCAGTTCTTCGGGGCTAGATGTAATCTTCCAAAGCTTCTTTTAATTGCACTAAATGGTGGTTATGATACTACTTCTGATATTCACATTGGTCCTCAGATGTCCATTATGGATGGTGAGGTTTTAGACTACGAAAAAGTAAATGAAAGACTTGATATTTATATGCAGTGGCTAGCTCATTTGTATGTAAATACGATGAACGTTATTCATTATATGCATGATAAATACTGCTATGAAAAAACTCAGATGGCTTTGCATGATACAGATGTACATCGTTTTATGGCTTTTGGCATTGCCGGCCTGTCTGTTATTACAGACTCTATGAGCGCTATTTTAAAGGCAAAAGTTGAGCCCATTAGAGACGAACGTGGCTATATAGTCGATTTTAAAACTACTAGCAACTTTCCGTGCTATGGAAATGATGTTGATGAAGTGGATTTTATTGCAAAAGATATCTCTCATCGAATGATTACTTATTTAAGACAAACCCCAGCCTATAGAGATGCCGAGCATACCCTATCTGTTCTTACTATTACTTCTAATGTAATGTATGGTAAACATACTGGTGCCACACCGGACGGACGTAAAGCTGGAGAGCCTTTTGCACCTGGCGCTAACCCAATGCACGGCAGAGATTGTACTGGACCACTGGCGTCACTTAATTCAGTAGCAAAACTTTCTTATGATGACTGTAGAGATGGCATTTCTAATACCTTCTCAATTATTCCGTCAGCGCTTGGTAATTCTGCTGAAAATATGGTCGCTAATCTAGTAGCAATTCTTGATGGCTATTTTGCACAGAAGGCGCACCATCTTAATGTGAATGTTATGAATAGAGAAACACTTATGGATGCCTATGACCACCCAGAAAAATATCCCAACTTAACAATTCGTGTAAGTGGCTATGCTGTTCATTTTAATAAACTTTCACGTGCTCAACAAAGAGAAGTAATTAGTCGAACTTTCCATAGTATGTGAGGTAAATTATGCAACAAAATAAAAAATTAAGCTACTGTGATTTTTGTGTGTACCATACTGCCAGCGGTTGCAGTGCTAAGCCAAATAGCGCATATTGTACAGAGGCGAAAAATGAGTATTGGCAGTACATAAATAATAAAAAGCAGCCTCAAATAAAATCACTTAGAAAATGGGGAACAAAATAAAAATGTGCTTGAATTAATTAGCTAAATTAAATAAGGAAGCTGAAAAGTTTCCTTGTAAATAATACAAGCACGATAAACTCAAGCGATACTAAAAAGATACCAAAAGATAAATTAAAAGATACCTTTATAATAAAATATAAGATACCTATAATTTAATACTTTTATATCTTTTTTAGCAGCCGCTCGGGAAATATTCTGAGCGGTATTTTTTTATCCATTAGCAAATTTTCTAAGAGTTATACCGTATTATATAATATGAAAATTACTAAAGGAGAACTAAAATGATTAAATTTCTTATTGAACCTGGTTATGACGTAAAGGCCCCTGTGAGAGATGCTGGCAATGCAGGAGTAGACTTCTTTATTCCCACTCAGACTGACGCTTTTGTAAAGGCTTTTAACGAGAAGAATGCTGCTGCAAACGCTATTCTCGATTTTAATGATGCAGGTGAGCCTATCATCAAGATTATGCCCCACGGCCGCGCTAATATTCCTTCAGGTATTCGCAGTTTTATTCCTGCTAATGTAGCACTTGAAGCGCAGAATAAGTCTGGTATCGCCTCTAAGTACGGCCTTGTATATGGTGCATCTGTTGTAGATGCTAATTATCAAGGCATTATTCATATTTCACTTATCAATACGACCGGCAAGATCGTAGAGCTTCCGCTTGGGATGAAGGCAGTACAATTTCTTCCCAGAGTTATCGATATTTCTCCAATCGAAGTGTATAATAATATATCGCTTGATGAGTTCTACAAAGACTTTGAATTTTCCAATCGTGGAGAAGGAGCTTTCGGTTCAACAGGCGTTTAAGAAATACTTCGGAGGAATTTAGATGTCAACTTGTTTTTTGTATGAAGTTTGTAATCACAAAGACTGTGATAAGGACTTCTGCCTCAGAAAATATAAAATGGACTCGCTCTACTCAGCAGCTCTTATGACAGAAAGTCAGAAGAAGCATATTACTTTGAGAGTGGATGAGGACGGAACAGATCTTGAGCAGTTTAAGCAACTTGCGGCTATTGAGCAGGATATTGTTAATTTTATCGGTAGTGGTAAAAACTTGTATCTTCACTCTGCTAACTGCGGAAATGGAAAGTCGTCTTGGAGTCTTCGTTTAGCAGAGGCCTACTTTAATAAAATTTGGGCACGTACTGAAGTAAAGTGTCGTGTACTGTTTATTAGTGTACCAAGATTTTTGCTGGCACTCAAGGATGATATTACAACTAAAAATGCTTATGTAGCATATATCAAAGAAAATGTTTTGGAAGCAGACCTTGTTATCTGGGATGACATTGCGGCCAAAATGGGTTCAGAATTTGAACTTACCCATCTATTAAATATTATTGATAATCGTCTCGCCCTTGGAAAGTCTAATATTTATACATCTAATTTAAATAGACAACAGCTTTATAATGCCTTGGGCGAAAGACTTACTAGTAGAATTGCCAATATGTCAATTGACATTGAGCTTTTCGGTGCAGATAAAAGAGTTTTAAAAATCGGAGGCTAAACAATGATTGCACAATTTCAGATTATTAATAAAGTACTCCAGAACAAGGATTATTCTTTTATCACTTTGAACAATCTTACGGCTGAGCACTTCTATGGGTATCAAGCAGAATATGAGTTTATTAAGGCTCATTATAATACTTATCATACAGTTCCTGATCGTCTTACTTTCGTTCAGCACTTCCCTGAGTTTGTTATTCAGGACGTAAATGAGCCTGATAATTATTTGATTGAGCAGCTTTATAATGACTACAATCAGAGTTATCTTGCTACTCGTCTTAATAATCTTAAGAAGCTTTTGGAAGCTGATGATACTGCTGGAGCAATGCAGTACTTTAAGGATTCCCTTGATAAGCTTCATACAGGCTCGGCTCTTCAGTGTACTGATATTATGTCAGATACTTCAAGATATGATCGTTATCTTGATATGATTGCAAATCAGTCTAAATACTTTATTTCTACTGGCTTCCCTGAGCTTGATAAAATTATTACAGGTATCGACCGTAGAAATGAAAATATGGTTATTGCAGCTCGTTCTGGTGTAGGTAAATCTTGGGTTATGTTGTTGATTGCTGCAGCTGCCGCCAAGCAAGGCCTGACAGTAGGCATTTATTCTGGTGAGATGTCAGTAGATAAAGTAGCTTATCGTCTTGATACTCTTCTTGGTAAGATTGATAACAAGAAAATTTCCCGTGGTGACCTTTACTATAAGGATCACTATAAGAATTACTTAGATAGTCTTAAGTGTTCAGGTTACGGACCGATTAAGGTACTTACGCCAAATGATATTGCAGGTCCCGCAACAGTAGATGCCCTTCAGGCATTTATTGAGAAAGAAAATCTTGATATCCTGTTTGTAGACCAGTATTCACTTTTGGAAGATAATAGCAGAGCCAAGGTAGCTCATGAAAAGGTTGCTAATATCTCCAAGTCTATTAAGA